ATGGGAAGCCCTGGCCATGGTCAACAACATACCCAGCTTCTTCCTGCGTGGCGGTGGTAACAGTCTGCAGATTGGTCCTGGTGCAGTGTCGGGCGGTAACCAGACTCCACGTTCCACCATGACAGTAACCACACTGGTGGCTCATGGTCTGAGTACTGGCGATACCGTAAACGTCAGCTACACCAGCAACATCAACGGCGAAGGTTCCTTCCCTGTGCTGACCGTGCCCAGCACCACAACCTTTACCTACACTGCCAAGGGGCAGATCAACGGATCTATTTACCTATCGTCCACAATTATTCAGGGTGGACCCAGCTATGACATCAGCACTGGTTTTGCTTCCAGCTTCCCTGTGCGCATTGTAACATCCACCATAGTATCTGACAACGGTGCAACAACTACTCCTAGTTCGGGGTCGGTGATCACAGTAACCACAACTGGTAAACACGGTCTGATGCCGGGTGCGCCACTGATCATCTTCAGTGCCAATACCACTACTGTGAACGGTGTGTATGATGTGCTGGATGTTCCCACAGCCACTACCTTCCGTTATGCCACACCTGGTACTCAGACCGGTACCGCAACACCAACCTATGGTGCCGGCATCATTGTCACCAGACCCGAAGCCAACTTTGTGCATCGCAGCAGTGACGGCGGCGTGCTGGTCAGCACCACCAACGTACAACAGGGTATAAGCGCCATACGTCAGACACGACGTTACTTCCGTTATCAGTCAGGCAAGGGCCTGGCCATGAGCACTGGCACCAAGTTCTGCCCTAGCTATGACGTCAACACCATAACCAGCAACGGTACTACCTGTACTGTGTCTACACAGCAGCAGCTGAATATCAGCTCTGGTGTTACCATAGTCATGGAAGGTGTGGAAGTTAACCAGGGCACCATCAACTACTTCAACACCACAGGCGCCACAGTGTTGGGTGTGAGTTCAAGTCGCAGTGTGCTGACCTACACCATGGCTGGCACGCCCACAGACACCAGCCCTGGCGGTCAGCCTGTAATGACAGTGGAGAACTGGAAGGGCGCAGCCTGCCGCGTTGGTATGTTTGATAGTCAAAATGGTTTCTTCTACGAGTACGATGGGCAGACCATGTTCGCCGTACGCAGAAACTCAATCAAAGAAGCCATGGGTACTGTCACAGTAACCACAGGCAGCACCACAGTTACAGGTAGTCAGACTCAGTTCCATAAACAGGTCACACCAGGATCCTATGTTGTTATTCGTGGACAAAGCTACCAGGTAGTGGCAGTAGACAGTGCCACCAGCATGGAAATTTCGCCGCACTATCGTGGACCAACCACGGCAGGTGTGCGCATGAACCTCACCACAGACATCAAGACTCCACAATCAGAATGGAATCTGGACCGTTGCGATGGTTCAGGACCCAGTGGCTATAATCTGGACATCGGCAAGATGCAGATGTGCTACATAGACTACAGCTGGTATGGCGCGGGTTTTGTACGCTTTGGTTTCAGAATGACCAACGGCGATGTAGCGTATGCACACAAGGTTGCCAACAACAATGTCAACAACGCTGCTTATATGCGTTCTGGTAATCTGCCGGCTCGTTATGAAGTCACCAATGTTGGACCCACCACACGTCTGGTGTCCAATTCAGCATCCACACCCGGCGTAAGTCTGGCCAGCGGCGACACCACCATGACAGTGCGTGACGCCAGATTCTGGAACACCAGTGGCACCATCTTTGTACAGCAGGGCGCCAACACCGAGGTCATGACTTATTCTGGTAAAGCCGAAGCCACGGCTGTCAATGGCTGGACCTTGTCGGGTCTGAGCCGCCGTCAGTTCGGCGGAGGCACCAGCAATGTAACCTTTGTACCTTCAGAATTTGAAGGCGGTACAGCTGGTACCAGTTCGGTCTGCAGTGTGAACTACATTACCTGCGATTGCGCGCCCACCATCATGCACTGGGGTACCAGCGTGATCATGGATGGTGGTTATAAAAATGACCGCAGCATTCAGTTCGCCTATACCCGATTAACATCGGTGACCACCATAGCAGCCAACACCAGCGTTGCGGTGCTGAGCATACGCCTGGCGCCCAGCGTGGACAACAGCATAGGTACACAGTTTGGTAACCGCGATATCCTGAACCGCATGCAGCTGCAGACACAGAGTCTGGGTCTGGCGGCCAGCACATCAGTACAGATTTTAGGTATTTTAAATCCAGCTCAGTTTGGTGGATCAACTGCTCCAGTGTTCCCTCAGGTCTGGACCTATACCAGCCTGGTCACCACCATAGGTACAGGTAGTCTGGCACAGATCATTGATCATACTGGCAACACAACAACTGTCACAGGCGGTGAACAGATCTTTGGTTTTATTACCAGCACTGGTGCCGACAACTATGACATCAGCCAGGTTCGCGATCTGGGCACCAGCATCATCAGCGGTGATGGCAGTAATCGCACACCAGGCTACCCCAATGGTCCAGACATCCTGACCATTGTTATTAGAAATAGTAACGCTGGTCCGGCTGTGATCAGCAACCTGCGTCTAACCTGGACTGAAGCACAGGCCTAAGGAGATATTGTGGTATCAAGCCGACAAGGACTCATCGATTATTGCCTCAGAGAACTGGGTCATCCAGTGGTGGAGATCAACGTTGATGACGATCAGATTGAAGATCGCATCAACGAGGCCTTTGCCTATTATCAGGACTATCATTATGATGCAGTAGAGCGTGTGTACCTTAAGCATCAGGTCACCAGCAGCAATCAGACCAATGCCTACATAGACCTGGATGACAGCGTCATAGGTGTGGTTCGTGTACTGCCCTTTAGTGCCATCAACACTGGTCAGGCCTATATGTGGGACATACGCTATCAGCTGCGTCTCAACGATATGTTTAGTTTAATGAACACCAGCATCATCTACTATGAGCAGGTCAAGCAACAGCTGGCTCTGCTGGATCAGCTGCTGGTGGGCAGCAAGAGCTTCAGATTTCAGCGACACATGAATCGTCTGTACATAGACATGGGCTGGAGCACCGACATCACCGAAGGTGAATACATCATAGTCGAAGCCTATAAGATTCTGAATCCCGACGACTATCATGACGTCTACAATGATCGTTTTCTGAAACGTTATGCCACGGCACTGATCAAACGTCAGTGGGGCACCAATCTCAAGAAGTTCGAAGGCATACAGATGCCTGGTGGCGTCACGCTCAACGGTCAGAAGATCTATGACGAAGCCATGGAAGAGATTCGTTATCTGGAAACCGAAATGCAGAGCACCTATGTTGAGCCACCCAACTTCATGATGGGATAATACATGGCCACCAACTTCTATTTTCAGAGTGGTGTGCCTGGGGGACGTACCAGCGAACAGCGTCTCATAGAAAATTTGATCACGGAAAGCATCAAGATCTATGGTTTTGATGTCTACTACTTGCCACGCACTGAAATAAATCAGGACACCTTCTTTGCCGACGATACCCTGAGCAAATTTGACAACGCTATACCCCTGGAAATGTATCTGGAGAATGTCGATGGATTTGGTGGCGAAGGCGAATTAATGTCTAAATTTGGCATAGAAATTCGTGACACCGCAACCTTTGTGCTGGTGCGTGGTCGTTGGGAAGATGTCATAGGCAAGGGTCGTGGCAATCTGCTGCCCTTGCCCAATCGTCCCAGCGAGGGCGACATAATCTATCTGCCACTGACTCGGAGCTACTTTGAGATTAAAAAAGTCGATGCCACAGATCCATTCTTCCAGGTTGGAAAATTGTATGTCTATAAACTTCGCTGCGAACTCTACCAATACAGCTCAGAAAGATTCGATACCGGCATAGCCGAGGTAGACAGCATAGAAGATCAGCTGAGCCAGGATACAGATCTGTATGGTCTGGTGCAGGAAGATGGTTTCAGATTGTTGTTGGATACACCAGCCTGGTTAGACAGCGACGCAGGACAATTGTTGTTCGAAGGATATACAGTGAAGAAACAAGACCCGCTCAGCGACAATGTTGACTTTAATACCGAGGCTCTGGACATACTGGACTTCACAACCATTAATCCTTTTGGTGAAGTGGCGGTGCGTTAATGTTTGAAAATAAAATATTCTATCACGGCATAACACGCAAGGCCATCATAGCCTTTGGTGTGATGTTCAACAATCTGCAGATTCGACGCAAAGACAGCACTGGCAACGTAGTGCAGACGCTGCGTGTACCCTTGGCCTATGCGCCCAAGAATAAAATGCTGACTCGCATAGCTCAGCTACCCACACCAGAGAATCGCATAGCCGAAGTTACACTGCCCAGACTCAGCTTTGAAGTCATAGCCTTTGAGTATGACGGTGCACGTAAAATCAACAACATGAATCAGACTGCGGCTGCAGTAAGCCAAACTCAGGCCAAACGAGTCTATGGACCTACGCCCTATAATCTGACTGTGAACCTGTATGCCTATGCTAAAAATCAAGACGATGGTCTGCAGATCTTTGAACAGATTGCACCAGCCTTTAATCCTGATTTCAATGTCACAGTCAACTACATACCCGAGCTGAACATCAAACATGATCTGCCCATAATTTTAAACAGTGTTAGTTTTCAGGATGATTTCGAAGGCGATATCCAAAACCGTCGCATGATACTCTGGACCTATACCTTTACACTGAAACTGTACTACTATGGTCCTGTGGAACGTCAGAGTATAATTCGTACTGCCATGGCCAATGTCTTCAATGATCCGGATCTGGAACGTCAATTGGCTAAATATACCGAAACCACAAATCCCGTGGATGCACTGCCCACAGACACCTTTGATTTCGTCAGCACTGCCAACGAAAATAATTTTTAACACAGGATATCGCCCATGTCACTACAATTAATTAATCTTGGAACACCCAACAACAACGACGGCGACAGTTTGTACGCAGGCGGTGCCAAGATCAATTCTAATTTTACTGAGATTTACACACAACTGGCTGGATCGGCCACCAATGCTCTGCGCATCGATGTTGGATCGTCAGGACTTATTGATTCGCCAGTTGTTGGTGATGTTCTGGGCTGGAGTTCTTTTAATACTAAATTTATTCCCAGTTCCAGCACCATGCTCAAGACACTGTCGGGCAATGGTAGTTCGGTGTTGATTTTAACCAACAACACAGGCAAGGCCGGCACCGATGAAGAATATCTCAGCCAACCCAATGCCCTGGATCTGTTGTTAAACGGCAGACCGATGTGGAACTTTGTAGCTACCACCACGGGTTCGACTGCAGTTACACGAGGCACCTGGTACATAGGTCTGGGCAACGCCCAGGCCACAAGTCTGGCCATCAGCACACGGGGCGTAACCGTGGGCGGTGTAGATGGTTTAACTGTATATCGCAACAATGCCGAAGAAAATGGTGTCAGCAGCACCATGCTCACCACGGGATCGTCAGGCATTATACTGCATCGTACTCCCATCATCAACAGTGCCAACTATGTTGCTCCCAGCGACAGCAGTGGCACCATTGTACACAGCGGTTTTGTACAGGATGCCATATCACGTCGTGGATTCGCCAATGGCACCAGCGTCATAACTGCTGCACAGGCGCTGGCTGGTGGAGGCCAGCTGAATTCAGATCCCCAGATCTACCTCAACATGAACTACATGAGAAACTGGATCAGCGGATTAAGTTACAATTTTCGTGGCGCCAGCAAGGCACTTGTAGTACAACCTGGATCTGCAGCACATTATAGTTTTAGCACTACTGGCGCTGCTGTGATCAACAGCAACGATGTATCGGCCTTTGTTGCAG